GCTGCGTCTATGAGAAACCTTCGTATCGTTACCGACGATATTTGCGTACAAAACGCAATCATCGGCAACGGGTTGCGATCTGCTAGCCGAAGGACTAGCAGGAACCTTCACCTCGGGTACCTGGATGGTACTCGACAAACGAGATATTGGAGAGCCGCTTTTGTCTCGATTCCTAGTTCTTCTGTTGGTATCCCAATTTGGGAACCCACAAAGACCGGACGGGACAGTGGCGAACTTTCCGCACTCGAGGAAGATGGCTGTAGCCAGGTTGGGAAAATCGCTATATAGCGCAATCCCCGCCTGCACATTGCTATGCCATGCCTGCGCATTCTCAACGATGGGATCTGTGAGCTTTCTCACAGCACAGTCGTGCGAGTCGTAAAGCCATGCACCACAAGATTCTCTTACGAGAGTATTGTGACATGACTTTTCTCGATTTATCACGAATCCCGATGCCTCTAGGTTTGCTACAATATCATCGTAGCAGTTTGACGGTACGACTAGGTCGTCGCCAAACACTCTCAACGCACCGCGTTTACCATTAAGTTCCATAGTACTTCTGGCAATGAGCCAAAAGACTAGTGACTCAATGGGAAAACACAGCGCACTACCCATGCTAGCAAAGCATGTAGGCCTAACGCGACTCTTATCTGGAAAAGATAAGCAGCGTGAGCGATAGAGAGTAACTAGCTTGAAGAACCTTCGAGGAAAGAGCAGCCGACAGAGCATCAAAGAAACTCTGTCACTAGCATCCTTCATGTCGATCGTAGAATATCCCGGCTTCATAATTAGAAGCTTGTTGGGTTCCTGCGACCGAAAATTAAAGGCTCTCCGAGTACGGTAGGAATTTTCCAGCAATGAGTAAAGAACTGACATTAGGCCTTGTTGGCCGAACTGACATTCTTTGGGCTCAACGCAAATCACTCTCTTCCTTCGGAAGTCCTTAGGAACGAGAATGACGCGTGCTGAAAAATCTTTCTGCCTGCCGCGAGTCGAACTCGAAGTCTCCTGATATTTATACAGGAGAGGGTCAGAGCCGGGCAAGTGAGAGAAATCCCACTTCGCAAGGTCCTTTTCCCTACCAGCAACCGCTCCAGGGCCATGACGTCCATAGGGATTGTTTACCCATTGGACTATCTCGGCAGACAAGCCATTTTCATCATATAGCACTTCACGTAAAAGCTTGCGAGCTTTACGGATGAGCTTTGATGACAAATAGATAGACGGAGGAGTCGTAATTCTGTCCCTGAATGAATTCAGGGTGACAGAGTCAGACTCCACAGGGTCGAAGAACGTAGCCTTGCTGAACATGAGCGTAAACTGGCGTATGAATTTTAAAGCATACGCAGCATAAGCTCTATCCACGGGTGTACCACTTCGGACCCCAGCATCGTCTTTTGTCTCCACAAGAGCCAACCTAGCAATAGGCTGGCTTAGTAGCGGGAACAGGACATCTCGCCACATGTGTTCAGCCTCGGGCGAACATGCATCTTTCGTTAGCATGTTGTCTAGAGACGAACCTGTGATGAGCCATTTTTCGATTACCTTCCCGAAGGAAGATAAATCGATAATGAACTGTCTTAAGCTGGAGTATCCATCAAATAGAGTACAAAACCTCTCGACGAAATAGTCGTAGGATGTACCCGGCATGATGGAAGGGTAAAGGTCGTCAAGAACGAATTGATCCTTAAGATCAAGCAGTAAACTCTTCAGGAGGTTTTTAACAACCCCCTCATAGACTTTCGGTTGGGACATATGTTCCTCCGTTGGTTAAGGAAGGGGTGACAACTTACAATCCTTTCATTGACTTTCATTCAAGAGCTCAGCATACAAGCTGAGCTAGCGAATTAACTATCAAGAGGAAAAGATTGATCAGATGTTCGACAAACGCTAGAGCTCTCTGTGTAAGAGAGATAACGGTGTCGACAGGCACCCCATCAATTAAAGGTGAGATGCCCACGCTGTCAAGCGTGTTAAACATCTGATCCAGCAATCAAGGCTGTCGCATTCACTGCGGTAGCGGCGGTTGCGCCTGCATCCTCAAGCAATGAAACAGTCTCCAGTAATAACTCCAGCATACGGGCTGCCGTGAAAGTGCTATCCCTTGGAATTGATATATCCAAGGTTACACTACCGGTTACCAAGTTTGCAGGAATAACTGTTGATTGTTGGATTTCTTGGCGCCGAACCACAATATGGTCGTTGGCCTTTGCCCCCGCAGACCCAATCTTACGTTCAATCGTAAGCAGGGAAGGGAGTGCAAGAGACCGACCCGCAACCTTATACGTCACGATATTGTCTTTAACAGACGACAGAGTGAGAGTTTCGGTTTGCGTGTGGTTTTTGTACAGCGCAAGAGATGAAGTTGCCATAAGAATACCTCCGTGAGTTAATCACATGACGGCATCACGCCGTTGGTTAGGATATTAACCGCTGGATCAGCATAGATCCTAAGGAAATACCCTTAGTGATTGACAGGCCTGTGCCCTCAATTGGTGAAAAGTTGAGTTCAGGGATACCGAGAGCACGAGTATAGGAAGAGATTCTCCCTACACCTGTGAGGGTTCCCTGCGGACCTACCCAAATCCATGAATCAGCTCTATTCAGGTCTAGGCGACCTGGAGTAAAACTGATCTGGAACGTCCATTCATTCCTTACGGAATGTCCGAGACGGGATAAGTTCGCGCGGTTCAAGAAGTTCCAATCGGGGATCTTCAATATAGCATCGAAGTCGATAAACCAATCGACGACAAAGCTATAAGGGAGCATCTCCCAAAGGGAAGGCAGAACGTCACTTGTAGTGGCGCCAAGAGCTTGACAGGCTCTCTCAAGTCGAGAGTAGTGCCTGTTCAGTTCCTCTGCCCTGCGACAGAAAATCATCGCAGTACTTCGACAACCAGTGGTCTTTAAGGACCAAGATCCGGTTGTCCCTTCCACGTGATACGAAGAGTCGCTTCTTCCGCGATTACCCTCAGTAGACGCCGTTGCCGACAATCTACTACCAGCACTATCTGACTCTGGGAAATAAGGGGTGTTTTGGTACTTAGCAAACGATTTCGAGAAGTTCTTGAAATCGTTGTAAGATGCCCTCCACCCGTATACACCTTCGAGCCAAAGATTGGCACCGCTCTTTGCGAGCGAGAGCGCAGAAAGATTTCCTGCGATCCTTCGCCAATCAGCTTTGAATAGGCCGAATGGGTTCTTAACCATCCGGATTGTCTCGGACATTTCCTTCATAGTCACAAAAATTTGTGACTTTGTACGGATAATACCCTTGACAGATGCTGCAAACGCACCGACGAGATCTGCCCATGACGGCGCGGAATAAGTTATTACCTGATATTTGGGTAATACACTCACGTCACTAATAGTTAATTCAGAGGTGTAAAGCGATGAACCAGCCCACGTCTTTCCCACAACTGTGGAATAGAGTGAGGATAG